GAAAATTTAGCACAGATATATTTTTTAAAAAATGGATATCATGTGTTTAGTAATGTAAGTCAACAAGGCTGTATTGATATGGTTGTTGTCAATAAAAACAATGAAGTAATGAAAGTAGATGTTAAATCTGTGTGTAGAAGAAAGCGAGATGGATGGAAGATTAATAGATCCCGTACACCACTACAAAAAAAATTAGATGTAAAAATACTATACGTCGACACAGACAAAAAAGAATGTTATTTCTACAAAGAAGATAAAAACCATTTAAAGAGAAGAACACAAATACAAAAAATATGAGTATAAAGCATAAAATTAAAATTAAAAAAATTGACCGAGATAGGGGTACATATTCTGCCACTGGCGATTCCCTGGACCTTAGCGATGATGGGCAACCTAGCAACGACTCTCGGCGTTCTTTGGGAGAGAGTGCTAGACGTAGTGTCTCCCAGAACGATATTGATTACCAAGGCGGAGGAGCGTATAAGGCTATGCTTAAACTTTTTTCCGATCAATTAGATGACGAGAAGTTTGTAAAACACTGTAAAAAATTTTTTAAAGGAGAAGATGAAAACAATACCTGATTTAATAACCGACATACGTTGGTGCTATAAAAGAATCATTGATGTTCCGTTAAGATGGATGGAACATTGGGGTAGTAAAATGAATGTCTACGCTTGGAACAAGCGTTGGCGAAACAGAGAGGAAGGAACAGGATATGGCAAAAGACCAAGATAAGAAAGGCATACCAAAAGTACAGATTGATATGTTTAACTGGGGTCCTTGTGTTGTACGAATGCGTATCAACGAGGATTTCCAAAACAAATTGTTAAGTGAAGCGAAGAATAATAAAGAAGATTATGTCGGTAAGTTAGCAGGACAGATTGATAGTGAAACAGGGTACACGGACGAGTCTAGACAGATTATCTTGCCCTATGTATCTAGTGCATTAGGACTATATAACCAGGCCTACGAAGCGTATACGAAGAAGAAGTTTGAGAAAGATCCTGAGTATATCTTATCAGCATTATGGATTAATCATCAGAAGAAGAATGAGTTTAACCCACCGCACGATCATGACGGTAAGTTATCCTTTGTAATCTATTTGAAGATACCTGAAGAATTAAAAAAAGAAAACGAAGCGTATAGAGGAAGATCATGTGGTCCAGGTGGCATACAGTTCTTGTACGGTGAAGGACCTAGAGACGCTGTAACCTATATGTCATATTTCCCTGTAGAGAGAGATATGTTTATATTCCCTGCGTGGCTGAAACATTGGGTGAGTCCCTTTAAATCAGACTGTACGCGTATCAGTGTGTCTGGAAACATACACGACTCTGCGCCGTTAAATAATATAACTAAATTTGGACCTGAATATGTTGAGACTAAAAAAGACGATAGTAAGGCTTAGAATGTGGTACGCGAATATACGCGGACATCACGGTAAGCGTTGGGACTATGAACCTGGTGATTGGTACATGGGTCGTCATCGAAAGAAAAAATGATAAAGAAGAATAATCGATACAGCTATGCCACCGGTACACGGTACATGGATCACGGACAACGGAGATATGATGTTGCCGGTTATAGATTACCAAGTGTAACGACCATTTTGGGTCGAACTAAAGATGACACGTTCCTAAAAGATTGGATTAAAAAGAAAGGTAAGGCTGAAGCAGAAAGAATAAAAATTGCTAGTGCTACACGTGGAACATCAATGCACAAATATTTAGAGAACTATGTATTAGGTAAAGGTTATGAAGATCTAACTGAACTTGGACAAGAGACGAAACGTATGGCTGAGAAGGTCATAGAGCTAGGCTTAGCCCCTGTAAGTGAAATATACGGGTCAGAGGTCACGTTGTATTATCCAGGCCTCTACGCAGGCTCTACAGATTTAGTTGGAATACACAACGACAAGGAAACTGTTATAGATTTTAAACAAGCTAACAGACCAAAGAAAGAAGAATGGATTGGAGATTATAAACTGCAATGCGCAGCATACGCCATGGCACATGACCAAGTACACGGCTCTAACATTGAACAATGTGTAATTATGGTATGTACTCCTGACCTATACTATCAAGAATTTAAGATTGACGGACTTAATTTACGTAAAGCAAAACACGATTTCTTACGTAGACTAGATCAATACCACGATATTATGAACGATGAAAAGGAGAGCTATGGCACATGATATAATATATAATGCTTTAATCAAAAGATACGAAGCTGAGATCGCTGATGCTAATGCCAAGATAACAATTATGCTTACTGATTCAAGGATCATACCGGAACACACTGATGTGACTGGTGAGATCGATAAAGAATTAGGCAGAATTGAGGCAGCAGAATCAAAGATGTCAATATTAAGGCAAGTATATGGCAGAAATAAGACCAACTAGGACATATAGTTATGTCAGAAACAAAAAAATATTTTTTTAAAAAAAAAAATAATAGGTCAAATAATGTCCAAAAAGTTAAATAAGGTAGCAATACCAACAAACTATTCGGTTTTATTGGACACTTTTTTGTTAATTTGGACACTTTCTGTGGTATATATCTCTATATGTGGACACTTTTTTGAAGATTTGGACACTTTTTTAACCGATTGGACACTTTTATGAAACGTAAGAAGAGATATAAACACGCAAACATAGGTAAAAAGAAGTATTACTTCTATTCTATCCGATGGTTGGACATCACCGGCGACGCTGGGCATGCCACTCCAGAGGAGTTTGATAAGTTTGGTTGTGCTGTCATGGTTACTCAGGCTTATGTGTATAAGAAAGATAGTAAGTTTTTATGGACGTTTGCTTCTTATGATGAAAAGGAAGAAGTGTTTAGTGATAGGAATGTATTCCCTAAAGGTTGTATTATGAAGATGGAGAAGATTACTCTGTGATTTTTTTATCAGGGGTAACATCTATAATCTGTGAGTAGTCGTCTAGAATTTGTTTCATTTTGTTTTCTAACTCTAGTTCTGTTAGGTCCTCTAGTTTCCCTGTTTTTATTATTTTGCGGTCTATATATAATCCTGCTGCTTTGCCTCTGTTTGTTTCAGCATTTACTGCTGCACTCCAAGCGCCTTTCTTCAAAGCTGCGTCTTTAATTCGTCCAAGTTCCGCCACATGAGTGTCATAATTAATTTCATATTTCTTTAGTCTCTCTTCCCTAAGTTCACCTATGTACTTGACTACAAGAGGACTGTGTTTAGGATTAGTGAGAGATGACCCTTCATGTCTAGCGTTGTCTTTGCTGTACCCAGCAAGAGTAGCTGCTTCTGTTTTAGTGCAAGGTCCTTCCGGGCCACCAAATACTAAATATTCGGCAAACCGTCTCTGCATTTCTGTTAATCTTTTTGGTAATCCCATATTGACTTTTTAAGGCAACAATCCTATAATGTCAACATGATAACGAAAGAAGAAGCAATAGCTTTTGACAAACAAATACAAGGTATAAAGGAAGACAGAGGGCCTAACGACCTAGAGCTTAGAATAGAAGACTTAATGAGAATAAGTTTATCTCATCAAAACTTAAATGCAGATCTTAGAAAAGAAATAGCCTTTCTTAAAAAGAGAGGTGAACACTTTGAGTATATGTATAATCAACTCAAAAAAGAAAAAGAAGATTTACATGAGAAAGGTAAGAGTATGTTGGAAGAGTTTAGAAACAAGGGCGATGTCTAGTGTTTGTTAGACACTTACAAGAATATCTTGATAAGTTTACAACTGGTCCTAAAGGTCAGCGTGGTAATGCTGTAAGTAATGCTAGAATATATATCTTAACAGACAAGGGCTATCTTGAAGAGATCAAACGTATTGAAGTTCACGAGAGCACCAAGCCAGGAGATACATCTGTTCGTGTGGTTTTAAAACCAAACAAGGAAGAATTACTTATAATGCCACCTGGATATATTAAAGATTATTAACGACGTTGTTGTCCTGAAAATACTATGGGTCCAGAAGCAAAACTTTACAAAAAATTTAAGAAAGCAACACCCACAATATCGTACTCCCGTATAGAAAATTTAGCATTGCCTGGTGTGCCAGATGCATTGGGATATACAAAATATAATCAGTTCTTCACTATAGAATTTAAAGTGGCTAAAGCCAACAAGGTCAGGTTTAGTAGCCATCAAATTGGGTGGCATATGCGCCATCCGTATAATACTTTTATCTGCGTCGAGGCCCTTGGTCCAGGCACCATAAAACTTTATGAAGGGTCCACGGTCCGTGAGCTTGCAGCTTGTGGCTTGAAGCTTGAACCTTTATGCTTGGGGCTTGAAGCTTGCAGCTTGTGGCTTACAAAGCTTGGTGCTTGAAGCTTGAAGCTTTAGAAGAAAAAAAGAAACCATAACCCCGAAGCACCCAGGTCCACCAAGCGCTGGGTTTTTATCATGGTGCAGCTTCAGGGCCTCGGCGGCGCTGTTGCGCAGGATCATAAGTGATCCGTTACATGTATCTGGTAGGAGGTTTTGGATGAACAGTATGTCGTTCCCCGCGTATAGCGTATAGCTCTTACCATCATTAATAATATATCCTATAAAATCCCTTATGTCAAGCTTGGAGCTTGATGCTTGATGCTTGTAGCTCAAGGCCCCTGGGCCTTGATTGTACAACGCTTGCGTTGTACAGCCTATATTAAGAGTTTTAGTGCTGGCCATATGCAACGTTCTTGACTTCAGGATTCCAGCATGCGCGGCAGTCCTTGCATTCATTGTCTTGAGTTGGAGCTGGACATGTAGCCCCAGATGTCACGACTGTTGACGTATTAGGCCATGAGCTCGGGGCGTCCTGGTCCACCATCGGCGCGCTGAATCTTATAACCAGATTAGCAGGTGCCAGCGGTAGGAAGTGCTTGATCCATGCTTCACGTGTCGGCAGCCAGTGCCGGGTCTCAGGCGTTAACTTACACACGGCAAAGATCTTGATCAGGTGAGCTTCGTCCTGTACGTCGCCAGAGTCATGCCAGCGGAATACTTTTGATTTTTTACTATTGATTAGAAGAGCCATGGCCCCGGTCCAGAGATCATGCTTGACGCTGGCCAGTCTTCTGTATTGTGCTTCTTGTACTACTTTAAAAACGTAACAACCTTTAAGAGCGTAACAGCCCTCGCAGGTGCTGCCCTTAACCTTCACCAGCTTTGAGCCTGTCTTGCATTCTTTGGCAGGTAAACCATAGGCCCAGCCGGGCATCTTCGAAGGTTTACTCAAACCTCCGACTAATTTTAGAGCTTCACTTGTTTTCATAATTATACCTTTCTATTTTTTGTTGTATCAAGTTTTAATGCTTCTGTAAATAAATTTGATCTAGTCACCGTTACGCCTGGAGCTTGTTGCTTGTTGCTTGCGGCTTGACGCTTGTCGCTTATCTCTTTAAAAAATTTTCTACAGCTCTTGAGATATGCATCCGGCAGCTGGTCATGGTCCTCTGTGAACCATGGCAGCAAGTCGTTGTGATTAATTAATTTTTTTTTCATTATGTTCTGTTGCTAGACCGTATAATCTTACCAGCTCTTTAAAATCTTTTATCGTTGGAAGTTTCATGTTAGGGAACTTAACATCCATGTGTTCTTTCATACGCTGCCAGTCTGCATCGTCCAGTCTGTCTATTGTTTCGTTTATTTCTTTTGATTTCATATTGTCCTTTCTGTTGTTTGCGGGTCCGCCGGGTTTGTTATGATCGCCCGGCAGCGTCCCAATCTGTTTACTGTAAGATTGCATAAACTCTTTTTGTAAACATAATCCTATACTATCCTATTACTAGGATCTTGTCAAGCCTGAAGCTTGCGGCTTGCGGCTTGAAGCTTGACCCCAGATCCAACTGCGTATTTCGGCGATCAACCCGAAATTGTCCATTGGATCAGGGCTCAAGTTGGGCCAAGTACTACACGCTGGGGCACCCCAGTGTTCTTGACCCCAGATCACAGGGCGTTGTACAACTTATTACGAGTGTGCCAACCTGTGATCAGGGCTCAAGGGTAAGCTTAGCGTACTAGCGTATACACGTTCCGCGCCAGATCTTACCTTTAACCCGAAAGGACTGAGACTGAAGAGGTAATCTCTACCAGAAAGACGGACTTCATTAGTCGGTGTGATCTAGTAGGATATGGTGTTCTTACAATCTCATGTTCCTAATGCAATATAAGTGTTGACAATCTATTTGTCAAGGGATATTATAGGACTATTAATAACTAACAAAGAAAGGACATTATGTCAGCAAAAATAAGAATGAACACCGAATACAGAAACAAGTTATTCAATAGAATAAAAGATGTTTTTGAAAAGGAAGAAACGCAAGAACAACAGGCTTTTCTACAAGCTAGAGAAAATTTTGATGTAGCACAAAAAACTACATTTGAATTAGCAAGTAAAGTTGTTGAAAGGTCATATCCTAAAGAAGATGTAGCCACGTTGCGTGTCTTTAAAAAAAAATATGGCGACCCCTGTGATGTAGTAGCGAAAGATAAATGCTTTTACTTTGCACATCAAGAAGATGTAGGCGAAAGTGGGGAAAAAGAAGAAACTAAATCACATTTTGATTTTGGTTTATTTGGCAATCTAAATGGCAACGAGTATTCAAGTGAAGATACCGACCACTTTGCACACGCATATTTTAGAGAAGAACTAAAAGCCAAAGGTTGCAACCCAGATATCATAGCGCAACAATCTGAAAAAGATAGCAACCCACATAAAACAAAGCATGTTGATATGTGTAATAACGCACTCGGCAAAGATACTAGTAGTCGTTATTCTGATAGTGATAACAACAACGGCATTGGAATGACTAAAGATTTCAACGCACCATTTTATCTTGATGTCATTGGTACTTCCTATTGCAGAAGTCGTGCCATAGCTTGTACTAAAAATGAATATGAGTTGTTTGAACAATGGCGAATGGCTAAAGCTAAAGTTGTAAGCACACATCAAACGTGGATTAATTCTATAATGAAACAATGCGACCAATTAAAAATCGGATTGAAAGCATATAGATATTTAAGCGAGGGTATTGAGTTGGCTACTGAACTAGGAATAAAAGTTGACGAGGCGGAATTAGTTAGAACTAACTCTACTGGTTTAACAATCTACAATCCTAGTAATCTTGCTAGTATGATTAAAGGCATGAAGAATAAAAATCAGACTAGAGAAGATAAAATCAAAGCAAGAATGGAGTATCAAAAACAATCAATAAATTAACACTTGACATCTATGGGATTATCTTATAGGATAGTCCCATAAACAACAGAAAGGACGAAATGTTTTATATAACTTACTACGCAAAGAAACATA